ATGGCCTCAACCACATGGAGCACTACCGTCACCATCAAGAACAACAACGAAGCCGTGCAACAGATGCGGACCGTACTCCGGCGCAACCGTACTGCCGTGCCGTACCGCAATGGCGATGTTGTCGCCCGTTACCTGCGGCACCTCATCGACAGCGGCAATGCTTCTGGCGGCATACAGGCGGAGGTGGCCGCGTTACGGCCCTGCGCCGTCTCTTCGCGCCGCAAGGGCCTTGAACAGGAACTCAATTCCTTACTGGCGCCACCTTCGCCCCGGCTTGTGCAACGGCTTAAACAGCTCGCCAGTTGTACCTTCGGCGCCCTTGTGTTGCTCGCTCTTGTCGTGACGTTTGCGGGGTAACCATGCAACAGCCCACCATCCTGCACGGCGACTGCATCCAGACCATGCGCGGGCTTGCCGGCGCATCCGTCGATTTCGTGCTGACAGACCCGCCTTATGGCGTGCGCTACCGTTCACGCGACGGCCAGACGATTGCCAATGATAACCATCTGACATGGCTTTACCCGGCCTTTGCCGAGGTTTACCGCGTCATGATGCCGGGCTCGCTGTGTTTTAGCTTTTACGGCTGGAACGCGGCGGACCAATTCCTGACCGTCTGGAAAGCCCTTGGCTTCCGAGTGGTCGGCCATGTCGTCTTTGCCAAGCGGTACGCGGCATCGCGCCTGTTTCTGGCGCACCGGCACGAGCAAGGCTATTTGCTGGCGAAGGGCAATCCTGTCTTGCCGCAAAACCCGCTGCCGGACGTGCTGCCCTGGGCCTACACCGGCAACCGGCTGCACCCGACGCAGAAACCGGTCAAACCGTTGCAGCGCCTCATCGAAACCTTTTGCAAACCGGGCGGCATCGTGCTTGACCCGTTTTGCGGTTCAGGGTCAACCCTGCTCGCCGCCAAACTCTCCGGCCGTCCGTTCATCGGCATCGAGATTGACCGGCAGCATCATGCCACGGCGCTCAAGCGATTGACGGCCGCATGACACGAATCCCTTGAGATGTTACAAAGGTATCTAAGGAAAAAAGAGCGGCTGCTGCGCGCGGGCCGCTGGCGCGGCCCGTGCTCGCATCCGCCGTTGTCCCCGCTCCCCGCATCATCCCAGTTCCACACCCGGCACCACATGCGCTTGCAGGTAACGGACATCGCCCCGCCGGGCATCGTAATAGTATAACCGGCCATCGCGCAGCCTTGTCGGCCGCACCGGCAGCGCATCGTACTCGTCGTCGATCTCAAGCATCGAGCGCGCCGTTACGCTGCTCCCGCAGCGCAGCACCAGCCTGCATCCGAGATTATTGCGCAAGGCGCTGGGCATCTGGTCGTCCGTGGCTTTTTGCAGGGCGCATGTCAGAATGATCCCGAACGCCCGCGCCCGGCGGGCCAGGCTGAGCAGGCTCGCGGACAGCCGCCTGGCCCTGGCCTTCTTTTCCTTGTCGTCTGCCGTGTCGATTTCCGTTTGCAGCTCCGCGAACTCATCAATGACGAGGGCGATCCTGCCGTGGGGCCACAGCTGCCAGCGGTTTTCACGCATGACGGCCGCGCGCTCGCGGGCCACCTCGTTCAGCCTGTCGACGACACGCACCAGGTCGTCGAACTCCCACACCACCTGGGCCTTGCTGTTGTCCCGGTATGTGTTGAACTCAACGCCGTCCTTGAGGTCAACCAGGATGACCTGCTCGAACTCCGGCAGCGCCATCATCTGATGCACCAGCAAATGCAGCAATACGCTCTTGCCGCTGCCCGACACGCCGACGCAAATCGTGTGCTGCAACTTGCGCACATCGACCATGAAGGTGTCGCCGGTTTCCACCTCGGTGCCGAACACGACATTGCCGGCGACGACGCCGGCGAAAGGTATCGGGCCCGAAAGCAGGCGCTTGCGCGCGGCCTCGCGTTCCTCCGCGATCCTGCGCTCCGCTTCGCGCACGGCCTCCTGCCGTTTCCGTTCCTCGGCCTCGCGCTGATTTTCTACATCACGCGCCGTCGCCAGCACCACCCGCCGCAGCTGGTCATACAAAGCCTCCGGCGGCTTCATCTCATTGAGCCAGTCGCGCAGCTGCGCCTGCTTTCCGGCCTGTAGTGCGGCGACCACACCCTTGGCGTCGGCCTCGACCGCCTGCTTGAACCTTGCCGCAAAGACCTCCACCGCGCGGGCGGCATCCTGTTTTGCCTTCTCGATCGCGCGCACCTTTTCCTGCATCGGCTTCACGATTCCCGCATACGCGGCCTCGGCGTACTCCATCACCTCGTACAGGATGTATTCGAGCATCTGCTGATTGAGGATATCGTCGCCGCCGCTCACGCGGTAGACATAGCCACGCGCGACCCCCTGCGGCAGCACATAGCAGAACGTCATCCGCTCATGACCAAAATACGAGCCGAGGAACGGATAACGGATTGTGCGCCGGAACGCATCAGGCAGGCCGCGCAGTTCGTCGGGCACGTTGCACTCCTGCCAGCGCGCGCACGAAGCGATCTCGTTTGTGCGCTTGCCTGTCCAGGTCGGCACAGGCCGTGGCTTCCGAAACAGTCCGAACATTGCTCTCTCTCCCCCGCGGCAAAGGGCCACGCTCCCCGCGTGGCCCCGTTGTCGTTCAGCGCTTCCACGCCCTGAACAGTTCGAGCAGCTTCGGCGTCAGCTTGATGTCGCTGTCGTAATGCGGCGCCGTGCCGATGGGCTGCGGCCGCAGCCGGTCAAGCTCCGCGTCGGAGAGCTTCACGCGCGCGCCGGATTCGTACTCGACGTACTGCTCCGAGGTTTCGACCAGGCCGCGATGCAGCAGCCGGTACAGCCAGGGCTCGCGGCCGGCGTAGTTCGTCGGCCGGGGCTGGTGGATTTCACCTCTCTCCTCAAGCTGGAAGACGGTACGCCGCACCAGGCTCCCCACCTTTACCTGCGGAATCGGCGGCGGCTCGCCCAGCGCCTTGTAATACGCCACCACGCACTCATGGTCGAAAAGCCCGCTATCCTTGAGCCGATGACCGATGGGATGCTCGTTGTGCGCATTGCCGCGATGCATGTCGCGCAGGAATTGTGCGCGGCTGATTTCGCCGCGCGCGACCTTCGCCTGATAACTGTCACTCATTCTGAGTTACTCCGGGTTACAGGGGGCGACCGGGCATGATTGCCCGGCCGGTAGCGGTTGCAATGTCATGGGCTGGCGGTGGCCTGCCGCGTTGCTGCGCGCCCGGCGCCGCGCTGATCGGCGCGAAGATCGCGGAGGAATCGGAAATACACGTTGCGCTCGACCGCGACGAAATCGACCGCGAACTCGATGTCGCTGCCTTCCGGGTATGCCTTTACGCACTCATCAAGCGCGGTGCCGTCCGGCATCTTGATATTGATGATGTCCATCGAGCCCTTGGCGGTGCGCTTCAACATCTGCACCGCCACTGATGTTTTGCCTTCAAACGTCGAAGGCTTCAGCGCGAGCACCTTGCCGCGCGCAATCAGCTGTCCATCTTCACTCATGTTCAAAACCTTTCCTTTTCAGTTTTTCTAAACGGCGGAATCCTCGGTTGATGCTTATGGCGGCATGGCGAGCCTCCCCTGCGGTTCGTCGAACGAGCGGCCGACCAGGAAGTAATCCGCGTCAAGGCCGCGAACCCGCCAAACGTAGACTTCCGTGCAGATGAACCGGCCGAGGTCGCGCGGCCCGCGCGCGTCCTCCGGCTCGACGTCTTCGGGATACTCGCCGAACTCCAGTTCGGGCACGTCGTCGTCATCGGCGCCGAGGTTCTGCGACATCGACAATATGCGGCGGTTCTTCGTGGCATCGAGGACGGCGCGCAGCGGCACATGGTAATGCGGCTGCAAACCCCGGCCGTCGCCGATGTCATACGGCTCCTTATGCCCGGCGCCGACCATGACGGGGCGGCCGCCGCGCGGTATCACCAGGCTGGACGGCTTGGTGTCGTATTTCACGGCCTCGCGCAGGCTCTTGCGGCCTTCAGCGTCCATTGGCGCTTTGACGCCACGCAGCACGCGCACGTCGACGACCGGCTGATAATCGAGGCGCCGCCGCTTTCGCCAAAGCTCCGCCCACTTCTTCTGGTCAATGTAGAACTTGCGCTCGCGCCAGAAATACTCGGCCGGGACAATCAGCAGCGCATGGATATGCGCGATCCAGAGCCAGCTGACGGGATTACGGGCCAGCTCGACCTTGCGCACCCAGGCGAGCACCGCGCGCTTGACCGCCGCAGTCAGCATCAGCTTCGGAAAATCCCGTATCAGGTCGCCGACCGCCGTTTTCAGCTCATGGGCAGGGACAGCGCGGCCGAATGTCAGGGTCAGCATCAGGGCCTGCGAGCCAGGATGCTTCGCCATCAGCTTCATAATGCGCCGCTCGACGCTTGCGGCATGGCGCCGGGCATCACGCCGCTCGCGGTCAGGACAGACTGGCACGCCGCATTCGTGCGCGGTAAAGCGCACGCCGTTCTCATGGATGTGCTTATAGATTTTGGTGCAGCAGTTGCGCATGCGCAGCGCCAGCTCTGGCTTGCCGACGGCATCGAGGCCTTTGGCAATCACCTCTTTGGTCAGCTGGCGGAATCGCCGCGCTTCGTTACCCTCGCGCTTGCCCGCGTCGGGCAGGTCGCTTTCGCCGTCATCGAGCGGTGGGCTATCGGGATCGCGCGCGAAGTGCAGCGCGTCGGCGCTGATACTCTGCGCCAGGGCGTCCCAGCTGTAGGCCGAGTCGGTCACGGCTACGCTGCCTGATGGTCGAATACGCTTTCAGCTCGGTGCGGGCGCCGCCGAAAATTCAGCAGATGCGCCAATGTGTCGATCGGCACCCGCACCAGAAATGAAGTTACTGAATTATCGCGGGTATCCCGATCCCGCGCCGTGACCGAACCCACAACCTGATTGCAGTTAAGGAGCCGTCATGGGCGCACAAAAGGGCAAGGACCTGCTTCTGAAAATGAGCGACGGATCGAGCTTCGTCACGGTGGCGGGGCTACGCAGCCGCAGGATCGCGTTCAACGCGGAGATTGTCGATATCACGAATGCGGAATCGACCGACCGCTGGCGCGAACTGCTCGCGGGCGCAGGGGTCAGGCGAGCGTCGCTGTCGGGCCGCGGCCTGTTCAAGGACGCCGCGTCGGACGCGCTGGTGCGTCAGGCGTTCTTCGACGGCGCGATCAATGATTGTCAGGTGGTGGTGCCGGATTTCGGCGCCATCGAGGGTCCGTTTCAGATCGCAAGCCTCGAATTCGCGGGCGAGCACAATGGCGAGGTGACGTTCGATCTCGCGCTCGAATCCGCAGGCGCGCTGACGTTTACGGCGCTGTGAGACGAAAGGATTCAAATGCCCAACAAATATCGTGGTGAGATCGGCGCAGAGCTTGGCGGACGGCAGCGCACGCTGGTGTTGACGCTGGGCGCGCTGGCGGAGCTTGAATCCGCGTTCGGCGCCGGCGACCTGATGGCGCTCGCGGAGCGGTTCGGTTCGGGCCGGGTGTCGTCGCGCGACCTGATCCGCATCATCGGCGCGGGCCTGCGCGGCGCGGGAGAGGCCGTCAGCGATGACGATGTGGCCGTGATGACGGTCGAGGGCGGCGCCGCCGGCTTCGTCAGGATCGCCGCCGATCTGATCAGCGCGACCTTCGATGACGGCGCTGCGCGGTGAAGCCGTTTCCGTGGGCGGCGGCGATGGGATTCGGCTTCGGCGTGTTGCGTCTTGCGCCGGATGTTTTCTGGCGGATGACGCCGCGCGAACTGGCGCAGGCAATCCGGGCGATCCGGGGGCCTGCGACCGCGCCGCTGGTTCGTGCCGAACTCGACGATCTGCTGGCGCGGTTTCCCGACGCGCCGGGCAAGGGAGGACGCGATGACTGACGATACGAGTCTCCATGAGACATCTCGCACGCTCGACGATCTCACAAGCAGGACACAGGCGCTCACGATCAGCGCAGGCGGCTTCGCGCGGGCAATGACGCAGGCTTTTTCGTCGTCGATCACCGGCGGCAGGCAGTTCGACGACGTGCTGAAGACGCTGGCGCTGCGGGTCTCCAGTCTCGCCGTGACGGCGGCGTTCAAGCCGCTGACGGCGAGCCTGACCAGCGGCATCTCCAGTCTGTTCTCTGGCCTCGCCGGAAGCATCGGCTCGTTCGGCGGCGTGCAGGCCCATGCTCTCGGCGCCATCAAGCCGTTCGCGGCCGGCGGCGTGATCGGCGCGCCGAGCTATTTTCCGCTGATGGACGGCGGCGTCGGCCTCGCCGGCGAGGCGGGACCGGAAGCGATCATGCCGCTCACGCGCGGACCTGACGGCCGGCTCGGCGTGTCCGGCAAGGGCGGCGGCAACACGATCACGGTGCAGATCGCGACGCCCGACCTCGACGGCTTCCGCCGCTCCGAGAGTTACGTCGCGGGCCAGATCGCGCGTGCGGTGGCGCGGGGACAGCGGAGCCTGTGACGCATGACCAGCTTCCATGAAGTGCTATTTCCGCTCGATGTCGCGCTGAAGAGCGCGGGCGGGCCGGAGCGGCGCACCGACATCGTGAGTTTCGGCTCGGGCCGCGAGGCGCGCAATGCGCGCTGGGCGCAGTCGCGGCGGCGCTTTGATGCCGGCTACGGCGTCAGGACGCTGGAGGCGTTGCAGGCCGTCGTCGCTTTCTTCGAGGAGCGGCGCGGCAGGGCTCTACGGCTTTCGCTGGCGAGACCGGCTGGATTGCTGTTCCGCGGCGACCGGCAGCGTTATCTCGCCGCTCGATCAGGTTATCGGGATCGGCGACGGAACGATATCGACGTTTCAGTTGATCAAGACATATGGCGGCGCGTTCGCGCCTTACGCACGCGCGATCGGAAAGCCCGTGAACGGCAGCGTGCGGGTCGCGGTCGCCGATGGCGAGGTTGCGGCTGGGTCGGCCTTCACCTGCGACGCCGCCACCGGCGTCGTGACGTTTCTCCCCGAGCACACGCCGCCGCCGGGAGCGGCGGTCACCGCCGGATTCAAGTTCGACGTGCCGGTGCGCTTCGATACCGACTATCTCGAAGTCGATCTCGCGACCTTCGCCGCCGGCGCTATTCCGAAGATTCCGCTGGTCGAAATCAGGTTGTGACCCGTCACCCTCCCCTTGAGGGGGAGGGTCGCCGCGAAGGCAATGGGCGGCGGAGTGGGTGATCGATAGTTCTCACACCTCACTCCACCCCACCCCGATCCTCGCTACGCTCCGATCGACCCTCCCCCTCAAGGGGAGGGTGAAGGAAATCACATGCGTTCTGTTCCCTCCGCGCTTCAGGCCAAACTCGACTCCGGCGCGACCACGCTGGCGCGCTGCTGGATCGTGACTCGCCGCGACGGCGTCGTGCTCGGCTTTACCGATCACGACCGCGATCTGACGATCGGCAGCGTCGTCTGCCGCGCCGCCACCGGCTTCACCGCTTCGGAGGCGACCAGCCGGTTCGATCTCGCTGTCGACGGCGCCGAGATATCGGGCGCGTTCTCGGACGATTCACTGAGCGAGGCCGATCTTGCCGCCGGCCGCTACGATGCCGCCGAAGTCGCGACCTGGCTGGTCGATTGGAGCGACGTCTCGCTGAGGATCCTGATCGCGCGCGGCACGATCGGAGAGGTCCGGCGCGAGGGGGCTGCGTTCACCGCGGAACTGCGCGGACTCGCGGACGCGCTGGCGCAGGATAGCGGACGCCTGTTTACGGCGCGGTGCGGTGTCGATCTCGGCGACGGGAAATGCCGTGTCGATCTGACCAGCTCGGCGTTTCGCCGCAGCGGGATGGTCACGGCTATCGAAGGAACGTCGATCATTGCCGTCTCTGGTCTTTCCGGCCTTGCGGCCGGCTGGTTCACGGCGGGACGATTGAACTGGACCGGCGGGGCCAATGCCGGCCTTGCGATCGAAGTCAAACAGCACCGCGTCGTCGCAAGCGAGGTGCGATTGTCACTGTGGCAGGCGATGGCGGAGCCGATAGCCATCGGCGACAGCTTCGTGATTACCGCCGGTTGCGACAAGAGTTTCGCGACCTGCCGCGACCGCTTCGCCAACGCCGACAATTTCCGGGGCTTTCCCCAGATTCCCGGCAACGATTTCGTCGTCAGCTATCCGCTGCCCGGTTCGCCCGACAATGGCAACGGCAGCAAGGCGCTGTGAAGGAGCCGCCCGTGACCTTCCCCCGTATAACCCGCGCGGCCATCGTCGCGGAAGCCCGCGCCTGGATCGGCACGCCCTATCGGCATCAGGCCTCGCTGAAGGGCGTCGGCTGCGACTGCCTCGGCCTGGTGCGCGGCGTCTGGCGCAATTGCATCGGCGATGAGCCGGAAGCGCCGCCGCCCTACGCGCCGGACTGGGCCGAAGCAAAAGGCGACGAGACACTGGCCGCGGCGGCGCTGCGTCATCTCGTTCCTGTCGCGCGCGAGGGTTTCGGGGCCGGCGATGTTCTGCTGTTCCCGTGGCGTGACGGGTTCATCGCCAAGCATGTCGCGATCGCGTCGAGCGAGCGCACCATGGTCCATGCGCATGACGGCGCGGCCGTCTGCGAGATCATCCTCGCGCCATGGTGGCGGCGGCGGCTGGCTTATGCATTTCGTTTTCCCGGAGTCTCGGTCTGATGGCAGCGCTGGTTCTTTCCGTTGCAGGCGGCGCAGCCGGCGCGTTGTTCGGGCCGGCGGGTGCGATCGCCGGGCGTCTCGCCGGCGCGCTGATCGGTAACGTCGTCGATCGCAAACTGTTCGGGCCGGGCAATCAGACCGTCGTCGGTCCGCGCCTCGCCGATCTCGATGTGATGGCCTCGACCGAGGGCGCGCCGATTCCGCGTGTCTACGGTCGTGCGCGGCTGTCGGGCCAGGTGATCTGGGCGACCCGGCTTGAAGAGGTCGTCAACAGCGAAACCTCGTCATCCGGCGGCAAGGGCGGCGGCCTGTTCAGCGGACCGAGCACGACGACAATCACCTACAGCTATTTCGCCAACTTCGCGATCGGTCTTTGCGAAGGCGTGATTGGCCGTGTCGGGCGAATCTGGGCCGACGGCAGTCCGCTGGATATTTCCGGCCTGACCTTCCGGGTCCATCGCGGCACCGAGGATCAGGCTCCCGACGATCTGATTGTTGCTAAAGAAGGGGCGGGAAACGCGCCAGCCTATCGCGGGCTCGCTTATGTCGTGTTCGAGCGGATGCCGCTGGCAAAATTCGGCAACCGGATTCCGCAGCTTTCATTCGAGATCATCCGCCCCATAGGCCAGCTCGAACAAATGGTGCGCGCGGTGACGCTGATCCCCGGCACTACCGAATTCGGCTATGAGCCGTCCGCCATCGTGCGATCGCTCGGTCCGGGTCAGTCGGCGCCGGAAAACCGGCATGTGGCGAATGCCGACTCCGATGTGATCGCGGCGCTCGACGATCTGCAGGGCATGTGCCCCAATCTCGAAAGCGTGGCCGTGGTGGTGGCGTGGTTCGGATCGGACCTTCGCGCCGGAAGCTGCGTCGTGCGTCCCGGCGTCGACAACGCGAGCAAGACCACGCGCGGCAGCGATTGGTCAGTGGCGGGGGTGACGCGGGGAAGCGCTTACGTCGTGTCGCAGGTCGACGGCCGTCCGGCATTCGGCGGCACGCCGTCCGACGCCAGCGTGAGACATCTGATCGCGGAGCTGAAGGCGCGCGGCCTCAAGGTCACGTTCTATCCCTTCATCATGATGGATATTCCGGCCGGCAACAGCTTGAGCGATCCGTGGAGCGGAGCCGCGTCGCAGCCGCCCTATCCCTGGCGCGGCCGCATCACCTGCGATCCCGCGCCGGGCCAGCCGGGCTCGCCGCAAGGCACCGCCACGGCGGCAACGCAGGTCGCCGGCTTCTTCACCGGTGGAAGCTGGAACTACCGCGCCATGATCCTGCATTATGCGAGTCTCGTCGTGTCGGCCGGAGGCGTCGATGCGTTTCTGATCGGCTCGGAGTTACGCTCGCTGACGCGCGTGCGCTCGGGGGCGGGCGTCTATCCTGCCGTCGATGCGCTGGTGACGCTTGCGGCGGAGGTGAAATCCATCGTCGGCTCGTCGACGGTCGTGACCTATGCCGCGGACTGGACCGAATATGGCGCCGATGTCGTCGACGCCGGCGCGTCCGAGGTTCGCTTTCCGCTCGATCCGCTGTGGGCGTGCAGTGCGATCGACGCCGTAGGAATCGACTATTATGCGCCGCTCGCGGACTGGCGCGACGAGGCTGGGCACCTCGACTCTCACATCGCGGCTTCCACCTATGATCTCGGCTACCTCGCGGGCAATATCTATGGCGGCGAGGGGTTCGATTGGTATTACACCGATGGCGCCGCGCGCGCCGCGCAGAGCCGTACGCCGATTACCGACGGACTTGGCAAGCCCTGGACGTTCCGCGTCAAGGATATCAAATCGTGGTGGTCGTCGGCGCATCATGAGCGGGTCGGCGGGGCCGAACTCTCAAGCCCGACCGCGTGGGCGCCGCAAGGCAAGCCGGTCTGGCTGACGGAGGTCGGCTGCCCGGCGGTGGACAAGGGCGCCAACCAGCCGAACGTGTTTCCCGATCCCAAATCGTCGGAAAACCATCTGCCGTATTTCTCCAACGGCAGCCGCGACGATCTGATCCAGCGCCGCTATCTGCAAGCCTTTCTCGGCAAGCTGGATCCGTCGTTCGGCGCGGCGGATGCCGACAATCCCGTCTCGTTGATCTACGGACGGCGGATGATCGAGCCGTCCGCGATCTACCTTTGGACCTGGGATGCGCGACCCTATCCGGCGTTTCCCGCCGCGACCGAGGTCTGGAGCGACGGGCCGAACTGGCAGACCGGGCACTGGCTCACCGGCCGTCTCGGCGCAGCGCCGATGGACGCGCTGGTGCAGGCGCTGCTTGCCGATTGCGGCGTCACCGACGCCGACACCTCGGCGCTGCGTGAAGCTTGCGATGGCTACGTGGTCGACCGACCGATGTCGCCGCGCGCCATGATCGAACCGCTCGCCGGGGCTTACGCCTTCGATGCGTCCGCTACGGACGGAACGCTGCGTTTCGTGTCGCGGGGCGGAGTCCCTGTTGCGGAATTTTCTGAAGACGATCTGGTGCTGGCGGACGATGGCGGGCTGGCGCGGCTCACGCGCGCGCAGGAAACCGAACTGCCGCGCGAAGCGCGCTTCGGCTTTACCGATGGGACGGTTGATTACAGACGCTCTGCTGTGACCTCGCGCCGGCTGGCCGGCGGCTCGAACAGGAGCGTTCATTCCGATCTTGCCGTTGTCAGTGATGACGCGGCGATGGCGCGCCGGACCGAGATCTGGCTTCAGGATTTGTGGGCCGGCCGCGAAAGCGCCGGGTTCTCGCTCGGCCCGCAATGCCTGTCGCTGACGCCGGGCGATGTGATCGCGGTGACGGTCAACGGTCGGCGGCGATTGTTCGAAATCGGCGCGCTGCTCGATGCCGAAGCGCGGCAGGTTACCGCCCGCAGCATCGATCCCGAAGTTTTCTCCGTGCCGCTGTCGATTCCACGGCCGACGCGGCCTGCGATTCCAGCGGCGCTCGGACCGGTTCAGGTTGCCGTGCTTGATCTGCCGATGATCGAGCCATTGGAGCCGCCGGTCCTGACGCGGCTCGCCGTCTTCGCCCACCCTTGGCCGACGTCGGTGACGGTCTGGACCTCGCCTGACGGCGCGGGTTTTCAGCCGGCCGCGATCATTCCGGCACCCTCGACCTTGGGCGAAACGCTCGATCCGCTACCGGCGGGAGCCTCGGGGCGATGGGATCACGGCAACGTTTTGCGCGTGCGCCTCTACGGCGGTGCGCTCACCTCGGTGTCTGATGCCCGCGTGCTCGCCGGCGCCAACGCGGCGGCCGTGCAGAACCCGAACGGTGATTGGGAGGTTTTGCAGTTTGCCAATGCGGAGCTGGTGGACGCCGGCACCTATGAACTGTCACGCCTGTTGCGCGGGCAGGCCGGCAGCGATTACGCCATCGCTGAGGTGTTGCCGCCGGGCGCACCCTTCGTCCTGCTCGACACGCGTCTTGCGCCGCTGGCGAAAGGGTTGAACGCGCTGGATCGTCCGATGCTGGTGCGCCTTGCCGCCGCCGGACGCAGCCATGACGATCCCACAGCCGTCGCGCTGACGGTGACGCCGCGCGCGACGGCCCTGCTGCCGCTGTCGCCGGTTCATGTGAAGGCGGCCCGCGAGAGCGGCGGTGTTCGCATCTCGTGGATTCGCCGGACCCGCATCGACGGCGATGGCTGGGGTATCGAAGTGCCGCTGAGCGAGGATGTCGAAGCCTATACGCTCGACATTCTCTCAGGCGGCGCGATCGTGCGCAGCATCGCATGCAGCGTTTCGGAAGCGTTTTATCCCGATGCGGACGAGCTGGCGGATTTCGGCGCGCCTCAGGCAAGTCTGCATCTTCGCGTCGCGCAAGTCTCCGCGACCGTCGGCGCCGGTCATTCCACTGAACTCACTCTCACCCTCTGAGACGCCATGACAGACACACCGAATCTCGGGTTGCCGTATATCGACGGCAGCCAGGCCCAGAAGCACGTCACCCATAACGAGGCGCTGCGCATACTCGACGCGGCGGTTCAGATCGGCGTTCTCGATCTGACGCTCACCGCGCCGCCGTCGAGCCCGGCGGACGGTGAGCGGTACGTCGTCGCAAGCGGGGCGACCGGCGACTGGGCCGGGAAGGATGATGCGATCGCGACCTGGCAGGACGGCGCCTGGGCGTTCCTCACGCCGAAAGCGGGATGGTGTATCTGGTCGGCGGCGGATGAGAGCCTGTTCGTGTTCGACGGTTCCGCCTGGCAGGGCGCGGGCGGTACGGCATCGCTCGATAACGTGGCGCATCTCGGCGTCAATACCGCCGCCAGCAGTCCCCAACCTCCTCAGCGTCAAATCCAACGCCGCGCTGTTCGCCGCCATCGACGCCGTCGACGGCGGCACCGGCGACATGCGACTTCAGGTCTCGAAGGAGGGTTCGGCCAACACGGCGTCAGTATTTTTCTCGAACGGCTTTTCGGGGCGGGCTGAATTCGGGCTGGTCGGCGCGGACACCTTCAAGCTCAAGGTGTCGGCGGACGGCTCAGGCTGGATCGAGGCCCTCGATATCGATCAGGACACCGGCAACGTGACGCTGGCGCGCGGGCTGGCGCTGACCGGCGTTGTGTCTCCCGCGCAGATCACGGCCGATCAGGATGATTATGCTCCGGCGGGACTGGCGGCCGCGTCGGTGCTGCAAATCAGCTCGGACGCCCCGCGCGGCATTTCGGGCCTGGCAGGCGGGGCTGAAGGGCGCTGTCTCATCGTCATCAACGTGGGCAGCCAGCCGGTCACGCTGCTGAACGAAAGCACGTCGTCGTCGGCGTCGAATCGTTTTTCTCTCGACAACGACCTTACGATTTCCGCGAAGCAGGCTGCGATCCTGCGTTACGACGGCACCGCCGCGCGCTGGCAGGCGATCGCGGGCGGGATGGCCGGGGCAGGGGCTTCCGGGGGCGGCTTCCTCTCCCCACCGCAAGGTCGTCTGACGCTTGCGAGCGGCGTGCCGGTGATGACGACGACGCAAAGCGCGAAGACCACGCTTTATTACGCGCCTTACACCGGCAACCGGATTCCGGTCTATAACGGCGCTGAGATGGTGCCGACGGCATTTGCCGAACTGTCCGTCGCGACGACGGACACGACCTATAATCCGGCTGCCATCGGCGCCGGCAAGGTCAACGATTGGTTCGTCTGGGACGACGGCGGCACGCTGCGGCTCAGTCATGGTCCGGACTGGACCGACGATACGACGCGTAGCGCCGGGACAGCATTGACCATGGTCGATGGCGTCCTGCTCAATGCAGTCGCGATCACCAACGGCCCCGCCGCCTCGCGCGGAACGTATGTCGGCACCACCCGGAGCAATGGTTCGTCCCAACTTGATTTCCTCCTGGGGGCGTCAGCATCCGGTGGCGGCGCGGCGGTCGTCGGTCTGTGGAATATGTACAACCGGCGGCCGGCGCAGCTTTTCGTGCAGGATTCGACTGCGGGCTGGGCCTATACGAGTGCGGCGTGGCGCGCGGCGAACAACAGTGCCGGCAACCGGATCGCCTTCATATGCGGCCTGGTGGAGGATGGAGTCCAGGCGAGCTATGCAAGCCTTGCTTTTTCCACTTCGAGCGCCGTTCAGGTCGGCGTCAGTATCGCACTGGACGCGACAAATACGATCGCAGCGAATGCGACGAGCTTCACGACGTATTTCGCGGCCGGAATCAACAACCAGATTTCGTGCATGGCGAATTATTCCGGGTATCCGGGTCTCGGTTTCCATTACTTGCAGGCGATCGAGTACGGCGGGACCAACGCCTTGTTCACCAGCGCCAGCGGCCCGACCCGTTCAGGTCTGAGCGCGACGATCTGGTATTAGAGCGTTTTCAAGCGAAGTGGACACCGGTTCGCGTGAAGAAAACGCGACAAAACAAAATCTGAGAGCCCGCTTCTGATTCTATCAGAAGCGGGAAGGCTCGAGGGCGGACGGTTGGCCCGCCAAATCAAGCGCACCCGATTCCGCGAAAGACTCCTCCGTAAGCCATAAGGATCCTGTTCAATGCCGAACGCAGCCTTGGCCGCGAACGCTCCCGCCATGCCCGAATTCGGAGCCGCGCTTCGCAAGCTCTGGCCGCGCGGCAACAGCAAAATCGCCGGGCTGGTCGAGAGCATCACAGCAACAGCGCCGGCCGTATTTGACGAGTATGAGATCGTCACGCGGCCGCTGATCGCGCGTGTCATGGCCCAGATCAGCCATGAATGCGGGGCCGGGACGACTGTGATCGAGAACCTGAACTATTCGGCGGTCCGGATGACCCAGGTGTGGCCGTCGCGGTTTCCGAATGTGTCCAGCGCCGCGCCTTATGCCCATAATCCGCGCGCGCTTGCCAACAAGGTCTACAACGGCCGCATGGGAAATCGCGCAGGCTCCGACGACGGCTGGAATTTCCGCGGCCGCGGAGCCGTTCAAACAACGGGAAGGGACGGCTATCGGCGGCTCGCTGCGGCGACCGGTCTCGATGTCGTGACGCACCCCGATCTGGTGAACGATCCGGTGCATTTTCTGAAATGCGGCGTCGCGGATTTCGTCAACTGCGGATGCCTTCCGTTCGCGCGAAGGGACGACGTGCGGGGTGTCACAAAGCGGCTGAATGGCGGTCTCATCGGGCTGCGGGACCGCAAGGCATGGCTTGCGAGATGGAGGCGCGGCCTCGGAGTTCATTAAAGGAAACATCTTTCATGCTCTCTCAAATCGTCGGACCGGTGGATTTCGATTCCGCCGCCGTGCTTTGCGTTGCCTTCATCTGCCTCTCCATCGTTGCGACGTCGCTCGCGGTCACGCGGCGCAGCCGTCCCGTCCTCAATCAGGAATTTGAACTCGCGAAGATCCGGCTCCGGAATGAGGACGAAGCCAACAAGCGGCAGACTGACGCCAAGCGAGACTGCGAGCTGGCCAGGATGGCGAGCGAGCGCGAGATCGAGTTCAAGCGCATCGACGCCAATCTGATTACTTCGCATGCGCGTGTTGCAAGCGAATAGAACGCCCGCCGCGCGACGGCCTCGCGCAATTCTCAAGACATCAATCGGAGACAAGATATGACATCGGATTCGGTGTGGCAGATCGTGCGCTACCTGCTGATCGCGGCCGGAAGCTTCGCGACCGGCAAGGGATGGGTCACCGCGGATCAGGTGACCAGCATCATCGGCGCGATCGGCACGCTCTTTACGGTGGCATGGGGACTTTACGTCAAGGCCGACACCAGGGCGGTCCGCTCGGCCACCGCCGCGCGGCCCGACGTGCCGACCGTCAGCGCCGCGACCGGCGCGGTCAAGTAATCCAGACAACAGGAGTTCTCATGCGAAAGCTCATCGCCGCGATAGCGGTCGTTTCCGGTTTGGCGTTGGCAGGTTGCCAGACCGTCGCGTTGCCGTCGCTGAATCTGAATACGACCGTTTCGCTCAACACGGTGTACGGCATCGAAAACGCCTTTGGCGTCGCGGTGAATGCCGCCAATGCCTACAAGGCGCTGCCGCTTTGCCGGACCGGAACCGAGCCGGGGGTAGCCAACATCTGCGCCAAGCGTTCGGTGGTCGAAAGGTTGCAATCGGCGATGCGCAAGGCGCGCCTCGCCGTCAACAATCTGGTCGCGTTGCAGAGGGCCTATCCGTCCGTCGACATCACCAATGCGCTCGCGGCGGCGCAGTCGGCGCTGATGGTCGTCCAGCAGATTCTCGTATCAGGAGCATAGCGCATGGTCACCGTAGCAGAAGTGGCAGCCGCTCTCGCGGCCGCTGAAGCCATCGTCAACGCCATCATCAAGGTCGCCCCCGCGATCGAGCAGGGCGTGGCATCTTCGATGCCCTATGTTCAGGCCATCGCCGGCCTGATCGGCGGCAGCAATGCAACCGCCGACGAGATCGATGCGGTGCTGGCCCGGATCAACGCCGAGGTCGACGAGTTCCTGAGGCCGCTGCCGCCTGATGATGGTTCGACCACAACATGA